TCTGCTTGGTTTCTGCTTTGCAATTCAGCAGATTCATCATCTGTAAAATGATTACCTAAATAAAAATCTATATCTTTGCGAGCTTCAGTATCCCATTCTTTTCTAGCATCTCGCCATCTTCTAAATAGGTCTTGATTCTCTTGTGCTCTAGAATCAAACTCCATTCATACCTCTTAAACTATTTGCCATATTTCTAGTCATTACAACAAAATCATCTTCTGAGGTTTCATAAGGATCTACTATGCCTGCATCTACCATAGCATCATATGGTGTAAATTCTGCTCTAGGTTTAAACTTTGTAGCCATATATCTAAATGTTTCTGGTCCGTATTGTTCATATGCCATCATTTCATTTGGTTGTAAATCTAATTGTTCCATAGGGCTTGATGCTGGAAAAGCTCTTTCGCCTGTTGGCATTGGTTGCATATCCATTCCCATAGGTTCTCCCTGTGGCATTGGTTGATCTACCATACCACCTTCTTGCATCATCATACCTGCTGGAGGTAAACTTTGTGTTGGCATTTGTGGGGGCATCATTCCAGGAACCATACCACCTTGTTGCATTCTCATTGCCCTTAATGCCATAACTGCGTTTAGTTCGTCTGCTGCAGATGATTTATCTCCAAAGACATCTAAAGTTTCGGAAACAACTTTTCCTCCACCTTCATATCCTTTTACCATACCACCACCATAATAATCCATTACTGTTCCACCATCACCATAACCCATAACTTTACCACCTTGCTCGTAACCCATATTTGCTAATGCTTCTTTTCCTTGAGCACCAGAATCAAACAAGGCTTTTAGACCAGGGTTTGGTAAATTTTCTTTCTTTGTTTTTAACATAACTTCTCCACCTTCTTGTAGGTTTGTTTTTTCATTCTCTTTGTCTTGGTAAAAAACATTTAAACCTTGTTCACTTCTTTTAATAGCATGATTGATAGCTTTTTGTTTTATAGAATTAGGAACATCTTTAGCATTGTTTGAAGCATCATTGTTTATAAACCAATTAATTTCTTTTTTTGTTAAAGTAGGAACTAATAAAGGAATTTCTATTCCATCAAGAATATCATCAAATGAAATAGACAGTTCAGTTTGAATCTTACCTGTTTTTTTATTTATAACAGGTCCTAAAAACCCTTTCATAGATTTTTTACGATTTTTT